ATAGATGCTTGGAAAGCCACAATTAAAACAACAAAAGACAAGTACCCTAAATAATTATGACAAGTAAAATTAAAGTAGATAATATAAATAAAGTTTCAGATGATTCAAACATCATCAAAAAATGTGGATCAACAATTACACTAGGTGCTAGTGGTGATACAATTGCTTTAGCATCAGGTGCAAGTCAAACAGGTTTTGGTAGAACAGGAACTGTAGATTGGAATACAACTCCAAAGACGGCTACATTTACGGCAGTATCTGGGGACGGTTTTTTTGCAAACACATCAGGTGGAACTCCTTTTAATATGAATTTACCAGCAGGTTCTGCTGGAGCGATAGTATCTGTTGCAGATTACGCAGGTACTTGGGATACAACTAGTTTAACTGTTGTACCAAATGGAACAGACAAAATTGGTGGAGTAAATGATAATGCAGTTTTAACTACAGAAGGACAATCAGTTACTTTTATATTTGTAGATTCAACACAAGGTTGGATTAATACTATGGATTCAACGTCTAATGTTAGAGGAGCAAATTTTATATGTGCTTCTGTAAGTGGTTCGTGTAATACATTAGTAAATGCACCTTGTGGAAATTTTAAAATAGCAACCTTTAAAGGACCAGGAAGTTTTACAGTTTCAGCAATAAGTGGTTGTGCTACAAAAAATAAACTAGATTATATAATAGCAGCTGGCGGTGGATCAGGAGCTAGAGATAATGGTGGTGGAGGTGGCGGAGGTGGTGTTAGATTTGCTACTGAAACTTCAACAATGTCTCCACCTGCTCCAGCTTCTCCAAAAGCAGGTGGAAGTTCGGTAACAGCAAGTGTACAAGCTTATGCAATAGTAGTTGGTGGTGGTGCACCATATAGTACACCTCCTGATGCAGGAAGTAGAGGAACTCCTTCAACAGCTTTAGGTTTAACTGCAACTGGTGGCGGTGGCGGCGGTCCAGATGGTGGTTCATCTCCTGAAAAAGATGGTGGTTCAGGTGGTGGAACTGGACAAGCAAGCACTTGTACAGGAAATGGAAATGATCCAAGTGTTAGTCCTCCTCAAGGACAACCCGGTGGAACTTCACCAAGTAGCCCCGGTGGTGGTGGCGGTGGTGGCGGATTTATAGTAACTGGAGCTAGTACTCCTGGTCAAAATAATGGTGGTGCTGGTGGTGCTGGTGGTGGTTTTCCTGTAGAATTAATAGGAACTGCAGCAGGTGTTCCTTGTGGTTCATTTAGATATGTTAGTGGTGGTGGCGGAGGTGGTGTAGGTCAACCCGGTTCCGGAACTGGTGGAGCTGCTGGACTTGGTGGTGGAGCAGCAGGTGGACCAAATGGTAATCCAGCTCCTGCAGCAGGAGCAGTTAATACTGGTGGTGGCGGAGGTGGTGGAGGCCAAGGTGGTGCTGGTACTGCTGGTGGTTCTGGTATAGTAGTAATAAGATATAGGTTTCAATAGGTAAAAATTATGAGTGAAGTAAAAGTAAATAAAATTAGTCCAAGATCGGGCACAGGTGTTACACTAGGAGATAATGGTGATACATTTACAGTTCCAAGTGGTGGTACAATTGCAATTGCTGCAGGTGCAACAATTAACAACCAAGGTACAGCAGTAAACTTTGGTGCAACAGGTTCAGCTTCTTGGGTAACAACAGTTAAAACATCATCACCTTTTACAGCAGTAGCTGGTGAAGGTTATTTTGTAAATACAACAGGTGGTGCAATAACAGTTAATTTACCAGCAGGAACTGCAGGAGCGGTTATTGCAATAAAAGATTATGCAAATACATTTGATTCAAACGCTTGTATATTAGTTCCTAATGGTTCAGATAAAATTGGCGGGGCAACAGGTAATTCAAATTTAACTGCAGAAGGTTTAGCAGTTACATTAGTTTTTGTAGATGCAACAAAAGGTTGGTTAGTAACAGATTCAGGTTTACAATCAGAAGCACCAACAGCTCAATTTGTAACAGCAACTGGAGGAAATACAACACTTACAGTTTGTAGTCATAAAATTCATATATTTACAGGACCAGGAGCACTTTGTGTGTCTTGTGCAGGTAATCCAGCAGGATCTAATACAGTAGAATATTTAGTAATAGCAGGTGGTGGAGGTTCAGGTGGTTATGGTTCATCTGGTTCATCCTATCAAGGTGGCGGCGGTGGTGGCGGCGGTGGTTGGAGATCATTTACTGCTCTTCCTGCTGCATCTCCATCAAATGCTCCAGCAGCTTTACCAGTTTCAGTTCAATCTTATACAGTTACAGTAGGTGGTGGTGGAGCAGGGGATCCTAGTAATTCTAGTGGTGGATCAAGAGGAGATCCTTCAACTTTTTCATCAATTACATCAACAGGTGGAGGTGGAGGTGGATCTAAAAATTCTTCTCCTTCAGGTGTTACTGGTGCTAATAAAACAGGTGGATCAGGTGGCGGCGGTGCAGGTAGAGAAAGTGGTCAATCTACTGATGAAGGAGGAACAGGTAATACACCTGTTGTTAGTCCAGCTCAAGGTCAAGATGGTGGAGATGGTGCTAGACGAACAGCAGCTCCGGCAAGTCAATCTGGATCTGGTGGTGGAGGCGGTGCAAGTCAAGCAGCAGGTAATCAACCACAACAAGGAGATGACGGAGGTCCTGCGGGTAATGGACAATATATTCCAAGTTCTTTTTTTGGACCAACAGCACCAAGTTACGGACAATCACCAAGTCCTTTAGCACCTAATGGAAGATATTTTTCAGGTGGTGGTGGAGGTGGTTCAGCAAATACTCCAGGAAGTCAAGGACCTGCAGGAGCAGGTGGTGGTGGAATAGGTGGTAATGCAAGTAGTTGTAATGCAGTGGGAGTAATAAATACTGGTGGAGGTGGTGGTGGACCATCTTCTCAATCATCTAAAGCAGGTGGTTCTGGAATTGTTGCAATTAGGTACAAATTTCAATAGTTGAATGATAATAAAAATTAATATATAAGGAAAAACAATATGGCACATTTTGCAAAACTAGGAGCTAACGGTAAAGTTATAGCAGTATTAACATTAAATAATGGTGATATGCATAACGCTGATGGTGTTGAAGATGAATCAGTAGGTCAACAATATTTAGAGAAACATAATAATTGGCCTGCACAAATGTGGATTCAAACATCTTACAATACACAAAATAATACACATAACTCTGGTGATAACTCAAAAGCATTTAGAGGAAATTACGCAGGAGTTGGGTTTACTTGGGATGAAGATGATCAAATTTTTTGGCCTAAAAAACCTTATACATCTTGGGTAAAACATAATGCATCAGCTTCTTGGAAATCACCAATTGGTGATGCTCCAGCATTAACAGCTGAACAAGAATCACAAAATACACCACCAGAAGGCACTGACGAAAATGGTATGCCTTTAACTTCTACTCACAGATGGAAATACAACTGGAATGAAGCTAATACAACTTGGGACTTGACAGACGCTTTAGCATAAATTAAAAATGGTGGTGGTATGCAAAAGAAAGTATTAACAGAACAAGCTTTATATTATGGTTATGTAGAAATGCCTGAAGATTGGGACATTGATCGCGATAAATTAGCAGAAGATACTTTAAAATCACAACTTAATAATAAAGAATTTCCATATTCACGAACTTGGGATATGTTAAATACATATATACGAGAGCATATTAATGTTAAGTATAATTTAAATTTAGTTAACAAAGAAACGTGGGGAAATGTTTACACACCAAATGAAATTACAATTCCATTATTAAATATAGATCCTGTGGATCTACGTAACTCACCAGACTTTACATTACTTTATGGTGTAAAAGCAAAAAATTGTATGGTTAAAATACACTTTGAAGATAACAGACGTAAAGGAAGAAGTTGGGATATAGAACTTAAAAATAATAAATTTATTATGTTTCCATCAACTAATATGTATTACCTAACTAACAATCAAAAAGATTCATTAAACTTTGTCCAAACAATAACTTATGAATATATCTAATTACTATTGGTATTTTAGTGGTGTGCTTACACCAAAGTTTTGTGATGATGTAATAGCTTATGCAAATTCACAAAAAGAAGTAATGGCCAGAACTGGCGGCTATGGTAATAAAAAATTAAATAAGCAAGAAGTAAAAGATTTAAAAAGAAAAAGAAACTCTGATTTAGTTTGGCTTAATGATACTTGGATCTATAAAGAATTACATCCATATGTACATCAAGCTAATAAAAATGCTGGTTGGAACTTTGATTGGGAAAGAAGTGAGTCTTGTCAATTTACAAAATATAAACACAATCAATACTATGATTGGCATTGTGATAGTTGGGATAAAACATATGATAAAGGAGATCCTAATCATCCAGAACACGGTAGAATTAGAAAACTATCTATGACTTGTCAATTAACCGATGGTTCAGAATACACAGGTGGTGAGTTAGAATTTGATTTTAGAAACTACGATCCACATATGAGAGATGAAAGTCAACACTTAAAAAGAGCAAAAGAGATTTTACCTAAAGGATCTATTATTGTGTTTCCTTCTTTTGTTTGGCATAGAGTTAAACCAGTAACCGCTGGCACAAGATACAGTCTTGTTGTTTGGCATTTAGGAAAACCATTTAAATAATATGTATATAAATAATTACTTTAACACGACTATTTGGTCAGAACAAAAACCAGAGTTTTTAAAATCATTAACTAAAGCATCTAACAAATATATTAAAGCTGCTAGAAGTTTTCCAGAAGCTAAAGCACATATAAAAAAGTTTGGAGACTTTGGAAGATCATATCACTCAACACCTCTTACAGCTGATAATAATTTTTTAGATTTTAGAAATTACGTTGGTACAAAATCTTGGGAGTATTTAGATCATCAAGGTTTTGATATGTCACAATACTCAACTATGTTTAGTGAGATGTGGGTACAAGAGTTTGCTAAAAAAGGTGGTGGTCATCATTCAGCACACGTACATTGGAATCAACACGTATCAGGTTTTTACTTTTTAAAATGTAGTGATAAAACATCGATGCCAGTATTTCACGAACCGAGGACCGGTGCTAGAGCTACAAAATTAAAAATAAAAGATCAAAAAGGTGTGTTAGGTGGTAGTGAGCTTATACATTTTAAACCTACACCAGGCACTTTAATTATATTTCCAGGATTTTTAGAACACGAGTTTAGTGTAGACTTTGGTCTTGAACCTTTTAGATTTATACATTGGAATATACAAGCGGTGCCAAAAGATATGGCTAAAGATGTTTAAGAAAAAAAAATATACAGTTATACGTCAAGCTATATCAAAAGACTTAGCTAATTTTGTTGCTAATTATTTTATGATGCAAAAACAAGTTTATGATACTTGTAAACAAACAAGATATATATCTCCTTTTGAAACTATTATAGGTGAATACGAACCAACTAATGGTCAAATACCAAATACATATAGTCAGTATTCTAATATTGCTATGGAAACTTTAATGCTTAAATGCCAACCAGAAATGGAAAAAGTAACAGGATTAAAATTATATCCAGCTTATACTTATGCAAGAATTTACAAAAAAGGTGATGAATTAAAAAGACATAAAGATAGATTTAGTTGTGAGATATCTACCACTATGAATCTTGCTGGTGATGATTGGCCTATATATCTTGAACCATCTGGAGAGACAGGTAAAAAAGGAATTAAAGTAGATCTTAAACAAGGAGATATGCTAGTCTATTCTGGTTGTGAGCTAGAACATTGGCGAAATAAGTTTAGAGGTAAGGAATGCGTACAAGTATTTCTTCATTATAACAACCGTAAAACACCGGGAGCGAAAGATAATATGTTTGACAAGCGTCTACATTTAGGTCTTCCTTCTTGGTTTAAACGATGATATAATCTTTAAATGGAGGCAGGGCACCACCACATACCCCCTGTCTCCTTTTAAGGACATTTATGAATTTAGGTTTTGACGCAATATCACAGTTTCCTATATCGCAAGTAGGAGCAGATAACGTAGTAACTATTACAGTTACAGGTAATAATTTAATTGCTAATATAGGTAATCCTAATATTGCAGCCGATGCAATTACAGAAATAGCTACAGGTAGTCCGCTTACTCTTGGCACTGGAACAGTAACAATCGTAGGTACAGCTAATTTAGAAGCATCTAAAACCCCATTAATTTTAGGAACAGGAAACGTTACAGTTACTGCAGATGCTAATGTTACAGCTTCTGGAAACAACTTGATTATAAGATCTGGATCTGTTACTATTGTTGGAACTGCAAGTATATCAGCACCAGCAACTCCTTTAACATTAAGAACTGGAGAACCTGGAGTTATTACGTGGAACGAAATTATACCAGGAGCAACAATGGTTTGGACACCAATTAAACCGTACGGATAATATATGGCATCAACATTTTCAACAGACCTAGCATTAGAATTAGTAGCAACCGGTGAGAAAGCTGGTCTATGGGGAACAATCACTAATACTAATTTACAAATTTTACAACAATCAACTACAGGTGTAGTTGATGTGGCTATGACATCTGGATCAGATGTTACTTTACTTTTATCAGATGGTGCAACATCAAATGGTAAAAACATTTATCTTAAACTAACTGGCACAATGACAGGTAATATTAGTTTGATTATACCGGCATCAACAACTGGTGGTACAGCTACTAGAGTTTATGTAATACAAGATGCAACAAACAGAACTACAACAAACAAATATACATTAGGTATTAAAACAGCTGGATCATCAAATCCAATTGCTGTTCCTGTTGGAGCAACAATGTTAATTCATTCTGATGGAACAGATGCAAGATTAGATATTTTACAAAAAGGTAATTTTGCAATTACATCTAGTTCTATTACTGCATACACAGCAGTAGCTGGTGATAATTTATTAATAGATACACAAGCAGCTCAAGTTACAATTACACTACCAGCATCACCTGCTATGGGTGATGAAGTTAGTTTTATGGATGTATCTCCAAGTGGAGGTTTTGGAACTAACAAAGTAACTATAAATAGAAACAGTCAACCAATAAGAGGCGCTGCATCTGATTTAGAATTAGTTACAAATAATCAATCGATTAAATTAAGATACACTAACGCAACCAAAGGTTGGCAATACGTATACAACGTAACATCATAGGAGTAACAAATGCTTACGAAAATTAAGTTTGCTCCTGGAATTGACAAACAGGATACATCAGTCGGAGCAGAAGGTCGTTGGGTAGATTCAGATAATGTAAGGTTTAGATATGGCCTACCAGAAAAAGTAGGAGGTTGGCAATCTCTTTTAACAGATACAATTGTAGGTGTAGCTAGAAAACAACACGCTTTTGTTGACACAGATGGTAATAGATATGTGGCTCTTGGCACAGATAAATTTTTACTTTTATATTTTGAAGGTCAACTATTTGACATAACTCCATTACAAACTGCAATTACAGGTGCAACTTTTACTTTTAATGCAACAACAACTGTAACTTTAACAACATCAGCGGATCACGGAATTGCTGTAGGAGATATAATTCGATTAAGCGCAACAACTTTACCAGGTGGTACAACAGGTGTAACAACAGCAACTTTTAATGATATAAACTTTCAAGTCTTATCAGTACCAACTTCTACAACTTTAACTATTCAAGCAGCTACCGCAGGTTCAGCATCTAGTGGAGGATCAGTAACTATTACTCCTTATGAAGTAGTGGGTCCAGCAGCACAATCATATGGTTATGGTTATGGTATTGGAAACTATGGTGGAACAATTACAGGTGTTTCACAAACAGAATTAGATGGATCACTAAACGCAGATACTGCTGGTACAGGTGGATCGGGGACCGCGGTTACAGTAGACTCAACTACTGGTTTTGATTCTGCAGGTACAATTTTAGTAGAAAGTGAATTAATTACATACACATCAAAAAGTTCTACACAATTTTTAGGTATTACTAGAGGTGCAAACGGAACGGCAACTGTTGGTACATCAAACGGTCAAGCTCACAGTACAAATGCTGTTGTTCAAAACGCAACTAATTTTACAGGATTTGGTAGTGCAGTACAGGCATCAACTGTAACTCTTGAACCAGGACTTTGGTCTTTAAGTAATTTTGGTGAAGTATTAGTTGCAACAATTGCAAATGGTAAAACTTTTACTTGGAATGCAGGAGCTGCTAATCCTACAGGAGTTAGAGCATCTACATCTACATCTGGTTTTCCAACAACTAATAATCCAACTGCAACTAGAGTAACACTTATTTCACCAACAACACGTCACTTAATTCATTTTGGAACAGAAGTAACAATAGGCTCACCTACAACTCAAGATGATATGCTTATAAGATTTTCTGTTGATGAAGATATAAATAATTATACACCAGAAGCAACTAACACAGCAGGTACACAAAGATTACAAGATGGTACAAAAATTATGGGATCACTAGTTGCAAAAGAAAACATTCTAGTTTGGACTGATAATGCATTATATGCAATGAAATTTGTTGGTGCACCATTTACATTTGGCTTTGAACAGGTTGGCACTAACTGTGGATTAATTGGTAAGAATTCAGCTATTGAAATTGATGGTGTTGCATACTGGATGGGTAATAATGGTTTTTTCTCTTTTGATGGTACGGTTAATACCTTACCTTGTTCTGTTGAAGATTTTATTTATGATGATATTGACACTACAAAAGGTCAACAAATATGTGCAGGTATAAATAATCTATTTACAGAAGTTGTTTGGTGGTATCCAACAGCAGGATCTGCATTTAATGATAGATATGTAGTTTATAATTATGGACAAGACAATGCAAGTTTACCTATGGGTAATTGGTATACAGGTACAAATACTAATTCGATTAGAACAACTTGGATTGATTCACTAGTATATCCAAAACCATATGCAACTGCATACAATAGTACAGCTACAGGAACATTTCCTATTATTCAAGGTGAAACAGGATTAGGTCAAACAGTATTTTTTGAACACGAGATAGGAACAGATCAAGTTAATCCTGATGGTAGTACAACAGCTTTAACTTCTTTTATAAAATCATTTAGTTTTTCTTTACAAAAAGATCAAGCAGAAGTTTTTTTAGCTATGAGAAGATTTTTACCAAACTTTAAAGTATTGATAGGTAACAACCAAGTAACTGTATCAGTTAAAGATTTTCCTGCGGACACAAGTTCTGCTACTGCCTTAAGTCCTTTTACTATTACATCTAATACAACTCAAATTGACACAAGAGCTAGAGGACGTTATGCAAATATTAAAATAGAAAATACAGGGGCCGGTGAATCGTGGAGATTTGGTACGTTTCAAGTTGACCTACAACCAGATGGAAGGAGAGGCTAATGGCAAAAATAGTAGTAAGATTACCTGAACCTAAAAAAGAATACAGTGAAGATAACCAAAGACAAATTAACAAAGCGTTAACTAATATTATTGAACAATTAAACTCTACATATTTAACACAATTAAAAGAAGATCAAGAACGATTTACTTGGTTAGGATTAGGCTAATGGCAAATATATATAAGAACGAAAAAACAAGTTTAACAAATACAGATTTAACAACACTATATACAGTGCCTTCTAACTCAAGAGCTATTGTAAAATCATTATTAGTAACAGAAGATAACGCGAGTACAGCAGTTGTTAAAGTAACATTAGTAGATGCAGCAGCAGCTGTTTTTGCAGTAGATAATGATGTTAATTTAACTGCTAATGAAAAAGAACAAGTATTAAATGAACCCTTGATTATGAAAGAAAGTGAGATATTAAAGGTACAAGCAAGTAGTGGTCAAGTAGATGTTATTGCATCTATATTAGAAATTAACAGAGAGGATAGATAATGCCATTTGTAGAACAAGAAGAAGGTTACAAAGAACAAACAATAGAAGGTAAAACATTAAAAGTTTATAAGCCAAGAGTAGAAGTAACTATAAAACATTTAAAAACAGGTAGAGAATATCTATCAGATGCAGAGGCTAAAGAGGACGTAGATAGCCCAGTAACTGATACTACTCAAGATGATATATCAAGAAATGTCAATGTTATAGTAGGACCAGGTGTTTTGGGTAGCAAAACTAATTTATAGGAATCGTTGACGAATGCTTAAAAACCTAGTAAATTGTGTGATACTCGCCTATTTACAAGTGTTGCGTACTTGCTTCAACATTAATATTATAAAAAGAAACTATGGGAATTTTATCAAAAATAAATAGAGCACGTAAAAAAGCTACTAGTGCAGTAACAAAACCTTTTGTAAAAACTGCTTCAAAAATTAGTGATAAATTTATACCAAACGAATTAAGATTTTTAGCACCATACGCAGCTGCTGTTGGTAGTCTTTATTTACCTGGAAGTATGGGTCCTATGATGAGAGCTTTTTCTTCTATGGGACTAAATAGTTTAGGACAGATTGCATCTAATGAAACACCAGTAGAAGATATTAGCGATTTAAATGCATTGTCAATAGCATTAGCAGGTGGGATAGGAGCCTTAGGTTCTGATAAAGTATCAAGCAGTATGAGAAGTGGTATTGAAACAGGAGGAGCTGGAACTTCAGCAAGAGAAGCAGCTATAATGAAAGGTGCGGGTGTTGAACCTCCACCAGTAGGATTTTTACAAGGTGCAGAAAATGTAGGTAGAGAAGGTATAGCAAGTTTATCAGATTATGTAACAGGTGGTAGAGAAACTTTAGCAAATTTAGGAAAAAACCCTGGAGATTTATTTAGTAGTGCAAACAAATTTAAAGGAGCAAGAGATGCAGCAAAAGCATTAGCACCAGCATTTTCTCAAGGTTCAGGTGATGTAGCATACGAAGCGGCAGTAGATGCACAAAAATTATTTGACGAAACTGAAGCAGAAGAATTAAGACAAGTAGGTATGAATGAAGAAGCAATTGCAAATGCTAGAAGAGTCGCGATTAGAGAAGCAATGGAAGCAGCACAATTTACAGAAGAGGAAATACTAGATACTTTTGGAGAAATAGGATTAAAAAATGGAGGAATAGCTAGCTTAAAAGACGGAGGTATGTTAGACTTCGGTGGTAGAGAAATGGATTATAGAGGTGGTGGATTTATTCCTATGGGATCTAAAGAAAGAGCAGACGATGTGCCTGCAAGACTTTCTAAAAACGAATTTGTAATGACAGCAGATGCAGTTAGAGCAGCAGGTGGTGGCAGTGTTAACAAAGGAGCACAACGTATGTACGACATAATGAATAAATTAGAGGCAAGGGCATAATGGCAATAGAACAAACCCAGGTATTACCAGCACCGGTATTAGAAGGCGCGCTTACAGCTTTTACAAAAAAATTACAACCGTTAATTGGGCAACAAATTAATACGGCAGCGTATGATCCTAAAGTTGCAGCACAAACACAATTACAAACAGGAGCATCGACAGCAGCACAAGGTCTAGGATCTTTAGTTGGACCAGATGCATACCAACAATTTATGTCTCCATACCAACAAGAGGTAATGGATACAACGTTATCAGAATTTGACAGACAACAAGCTATCAATCAAACAGGTTTAAGAGATCAAGCAATTGGATCTGGAGCTTTTGGTGGTGCAAGACAAGGTATAATGCAACAAGAATTTATGAATCAAGGTGCAGTAGACAGAGCAACGTTACAAGCACAATTATTAAACCAAGGATTTATGCAAGCGCAACAAGCAGCAGGAGCTGATCTACAAGCAAGACAAGGTCTTGGACAATATCAACAAGCACTAGGTCAAGCTGATCAAGGATTCGAACAAGCTAAACTAGATGCAGGTACACTTGCAGCAAGAGAGGCAGAGTTTGAACCATTTACAAGATTAGGTTTAGTTGGACAACAACTAGCACAAATACAACCAGGCGCATTCCCAAGTACAACGATCGGGTATCAATCAAGCGCAGCACCAGCAAGTCCAATGGCTAGCTTCTTAGGAGGCGCGGCAGGAGCAGGCGGTGTACTAGGTAAGTTAGGAATATTTGGATAATGAGTAGAATTTTAAGAAGACCAATGTTTAGAGGTGGCCGTGTCGATAGTCGCGGAACGGGGATTACATCTGGTTTAGGTTATGAAAAAGGTGGTAGAGTTGCTAGAACTAATTATTCTGTAGGTGGTATAGGAAGACAGATGGCAAATGTTGCTAGAGTGTTAGATGATACTAGAGGAGGATCTAATTTAATAGATGAGTTTGGTCAAAAATTAACATTCAAACCAAGTCAAACTGTAGACAGAG